TTAGTACACAAGTTTTTCTAATTTTTGCTCTAACTCTCTGTCCATTTTCTCTGTTACATGGGTGTATACCTTTATAGTCGTTTTTTCATCTGTATGTCCTACTCTTTTCATAATTGCTTTTAACGATATATTCATTTCCGCCAATAAACTTATGTGTGTATGCCTTAGTGTGTGAGTAGTAACTTTTTTATTTATATTTAATGATTCTGCAGCTGAGGACAATCGTTTGTTTATCCTACTGCCTTGCATAGGATTTCCTTGATAAGTTGTGAATATAAACCCTCTATCAACATAGCTTGGTTCCCATTGTTGCATCTTTTTATTTTCTAACATTATTTTTTTCAATACATTTGCTATCCTTGAATTGATGGCGATTTTTCTTTTTGAACCTGCGGTCTTCGTAGTATCTTTGTGACCAAATCCAGCATTACATTTGATTCTGTGAATAGTGCCATTAATATCGATCGTTTTATTTTTGAGGTCAACATCTTTAACTTGGAGCGCTAATAACTCACCTATGCGCATACCTGTTAAAGCTTGAACTTCTACAGCCCCAGCAACTAAAATGCGAGCTCTATACTGCATGTTATTATCGTTCAGTATAAAATCGCGTATCTGTATTACCTGTTCCATCTCTAAATAGTTATACATTTTCGCTTCTTCTTTTTCTATATCTTCTATCGTCTTACTCTTCTTTGGTAGTGTGACGCTATTTAATATGTGTTCGTTTGGATAATTGTAAAATTTAACGGCGTATTTAATAGCTTCTTTCATATGTCCAAGTTGACGCTTTACCTGATTTGCAGAATATACGTTTGATAATTCGTTAATAAATGTTTGCATGTACTTTGTATCAATTTTGTTTAAAAGTAAATTTTGAGAACTGTTCTTTTTGATGTTTTTGATTCTTGTTTTCAAATTATCAAGCGTCGTTACTTTAAAGCCAGATGTTTTTGTATGATATTCAAGCCATTCATCTAATAGTGAATGAAAAGTCAAAGTTTTTAATTCGTTTGACGACTTGTCGTGTAGTTTTTCTTTTATCTTTTCTTCTAAACGAAACATTGCTTCTTTTTGTGCTTGTTTTGTATTCTTGTTCAATACAACGCTTACACGTTTCCATTTATCTGTGTATGGATCTTTGTACTTCTCGTAGTATCTGTAACTAGTTTCGTTGTTTTTGTTTTTAAATTTTTCAATCCACATTTTTAGATTCCTCCTCAAAATTGGCAAAAAATAATAAGGGTAGGCGGGCTACCCGATAAATATAAAAAAGGTAATGTGGAAAAATATTTATATACATTTCTATTAGAAAATATAGAAAAGAACAATAAAGTTATTTAGAAAATGTATTAAAATTGGCACTTCAATCCTTTTAGTAATAAGGTATGAAACGGATAGGATTACTCCAAAATAAAAATAAGGAATATAATCCAATACTGTGCTGCCATCGTGTAATATTGCAAAAAGAAAACTTGATACAAGGGTGCCTATAAACAAGTGCTTCCTAAAAAAGACTCTAAGTAAAAAACCTCTAAATATTAGTTCTTCTGCTATAGCAGGGACTATTGCAATACTTATAGCCAGAAGTAAAAAAGGTGTACCAGAAAAGTGTTGTATTATTGACTCATCATTTGGTGAAACAGCAGATTGCCAAAAAGATAAGGTATAATCTAAAACCAGTATTAAAACAAGAGACATAAAAATAATCAGAATTTCTTTGTAATTAATTAATTTTAGATTGAAAAAATTAAATTTTAGCAATTTAGAAAAGAACAGACAAAGACAAAGTAAAGACAAGCTTATAAATCCATATTGCCAACCTTTAGTAACATAATCGCTAGAAAAAAGGGCTATAAAGAAAAGGACGATAAGCAAAAGTGATTTCAAAATAGCTTTGAAATAATTTTGATTGTTGACACTGAGATCGTCGTGAAATATATTTTTTAAGTAATTCATAAAATTACTCCTTTCTTTTTTTATAAATTTATCTTACTATATTATGAAATATTTAACCACTAACTATTATATAGATACACATTAGTGTTTCATTCATAGCAATGTTCTTCAGCAGCCCTTGTGTGAATTTATTCTATTAAGGCTAATAAGCATTTGGTCACTCAATGTGATGCAATTTAAAAACTCTCAACGGCTCAAATGTAATTGAATATTCGCCGTAGTGAGTGCCAATACCATAGATCTTTTTATATTGTTCTATTGCTTCCAATATGTAACTTTCACTTAACTGTAGATACTCAGACAACTCATACAAGTTACGTACGCCATAATTGTAAGCTTCTACAATTTCACGTAACGGGACTGCTGAGATAAAGCCGTGTCTACGTGCGTAATTTTCGAACTTGCGATTGTTTAATTTTGATTTTTCCTTTGCTTACTTTTTATACTAATCCTTCTTTCATATACTATCTTATTAGTTAATATTTGCTCCTGGTACTGCGTTAGCACCAGCTTTTGCTTCCTCTTCTTTTCCTTTTTTGTATTCTTCAAAAGCTTTAGCCTGTTCATCTTTAGTCCAGCCAGGTGAAACAACATGTTCGTCATTTAAATTAGTATTTTGCGAATCGTTATCATTTATATTTGCAGGAGCATTATCAGATGGGACTGAATTATTATTAAATTGATTGTTTTGTGTTTGGTTTTGATTAGTTGTATTGTTTTGTACGCTATTATTAGGTGGATTTTTATCTTCAACTTTTTTTGGTTTATCTTTTTGCTTTTTTGGTTTGCTATCTTTATGTTTTTGTGTATGAGACTTTTTATTATCTTCTTTTTTTTGGTTTATCTTTTTCACCACAAGCTGTTAAAGCTAAAGTACTTACTAGTATCAGACCGATTAATTTCTTCATATACATTTCTCCTTTTTTATATTAAAGTGCCGTATAGGCATTTTTAATCAATACGTTTTTACACTTGCTACAACTCTACCTACAATTTTAATTTCATCGTCTTTACCATATACTTGTGGATAGTGATTAGGATTGTTCGATTCAGGTATTAATATAATTTGGTCTCCATTGTATCTTATGCGCTTAACAGTACCGTTATACCCGTTTATCATGACTACACCTAACTGACCATTTTCGACGATAGAATCTTTTTCCACTACAACTACATCACCTTCATCAAAAAGTTTGTTCATACTATCACCGGACACTTGTAAACCAAACTCTTCTTTATCAGGATTCAAATTTTTAGTAGAGAAGTATATGTAATCAACTAAATTTTCTTCACAATAGATAGGTAAGCCTGCAGATATTTTAGAAACAACCGGTATTTTTTTAACTGGCAAGGTTTCGAGTTGAGATTGTTCGTCATCGATTCCCATAATAAAAGACGGCGATACTCTTAAAGCTTTAGCTAATTTTACAATTTTATCCCTTTTCATATTTTCGATATCACCTGTTTCCCATTTTCTTACAGTGGATTTACCTACACCAACTAAATCACCAACTTGTTCTAGGGTTAAATTCAATTCCTTACGTCTGCTTCTTATGTCGGGTTTCATGTTAAACTTCCTCCTAAATGATATGTATCAAATATAACACTAAAGTTTCTTAAAAGCAACACTTATATAGGAAATAAAAATAAAAATGTATTTTTAGACACTTTTGTGTTGACTGAGCGAACTTAGTCGTGTATTATAAAAGTATCCTAAAAGACACGGAGGTGTTATAAATGAACAAAGCGAAACTTTATTCTGCTTTGGCGATGAAAGAAATGCACGTAAATGATTTTTTAAAAAAATTGAATAATCAAGGTCTAAAAATTTCTAAAAGCACCTATTATAGTAGGATAAGAGGAGAACAAGAATTTGACATCAAGGAAATTAAAACAATAGTTAAAGTTCTTGACTTAAGTAGAGAACAAACGAACGATATTTTTTTTGAAGAATTAGTGTCTTAAAAGACACTGAAAAAGACTTTCTTCAAACAAACATCTTAAAATGGGGAACAACAAATGTTACAAAAATTTAGAATCGCTAAAGAAAAAAGTAAATTAAAACTCAATTTACTAAAACATGCAAACAGTAATTTAGAAAAAAGAAACAACCCTGAACTGTTGCGAGCAGTTGCAGAGTTGCTTAAAGAGATTAATCGATAAATTCTATGAATTCGATTTTAGCTGAAGCGATAGCTACTATTTTGTCTCCAACAAAAGTATATGAGCCATTAGTGAACAAGGAACTTTTAATTTTTTCTTTTGATATTTCAACAGTTCCGCGATGACCTCATGGCAAATGATTGGGAAGTTATAAACCCAATTAGAGACCAGGAATTATTGCAGGTTAATTTAACCGACCTAACTTTAACATTTATCGAAAGGAGTGATAGAGATGCCAAAAATCATAGTACCACCAACACCAGAAAACACATATCGAGGCGAAGAAAAATTTGTAAAAAAGTTATACGCAACACCTACACAAATCCATCAATTGTTTGGAGTAAGTAGAAGTACAGTATACAACTGGTTGAAATATTACCGTGAAGATAATTTAGGTGTAGAAAATTTATATATTGATTATTCGACAACGGGCACATTGATTAATATTTCTAAATTAGAAGAGTATTTGATCAGAAAGCATAAAAAATGGTATTAGGAGGATTATCAAATGAGTGACACATATAAAAGCTATCTAATAGCAGTACTGTGCTTTACAGTCTTAGCGATTGTACTCATGCCGTTTCTATACTTCACTACAGCGTGGTCAATTGCGGGATTCGCAAGTATCGCAACATTCATATTCTATAAAGAATACTTTTATGAAGAATAAAAAACTGCTACTTGTTGGAACAAGTAACAGTTAAAGATAAGCATTTGTCTTAAATAATTATATAAGGAGTTATTAACATGACCTTACAACAAAAAATACTATCACATTTTGCAACATATGACAATTTCAATTCTGATGACGTTGTTGAAACTTTTGGGATATCTAAAACACATGCAAAATCCACACTTTCAAAACTTAAGAAAAAAGGAAAGATTGCAATGGAAAGTTGGGGTGTCTGGCGTGTTATTGAATCGCAATTGCATTTAAGTGTAGTCGAACGTAAAAAAGAAATTTTAGAAGAACAATTTGAATTGTTAGCAAGATTAAATGAACAAAGTGATGACCCTAGAGAAATAGAAGAACGTATCAAGTTAATGATTCGTCTAGCTAACCAATTTTAAGGAGGATTTAATCAATGGCAATATTAGAAGATATTTTTGAAGAATTAAAACTATTAAATAAGAATTTACGTGTGTTAAACACTGAACTATCAACTGTAGATTCATCAATTGTACAAGAGAAAGTTAAAGAAGCACCAATGCCAAAAGAAGAAACAGCTCAACTGGAATCGATTGAAGAAGTTAAGAAAACTTCTGCTGATTTAACTAAAGATTATGTTTTATCAGTAGGAAAAGAGTTCCTTAAAAAAGCAGATACTTCTGATAAGAAAGAATTTAGAAATAAACTTAACGAACTTGGTGCGGATAAGCTATCTACTATCGAAGAAGATCACTATGAAACAATTGTTGATTTCATGAAGGCGAGAATTAATGCATGAAGCCAGATCACTCAAATAGAGCTCATGCAAAGCTTAGTGCAAGTGGAGCGAAACAATGGCTAAACTGCCCACCGAGTATTAAGGCAAGTGAAGGTATTGCAGATAAAAGTACAGTTTTTGCTGAAGAAGGTACATTCGCCCATGAGTTAAGTGAGTTATATTTCAGTCTTAAATATGAAGGCCTAACACAGTTTGAGTTTAATAAAGCTTTTCAAAATTATAAGCGAAATCAATATTACAGTGAAGAATTGCGTGAATATGTGGAAGAGTATGTAGCTAATGTAGAAGAAAAATATAACGAAGCTTTGAGTAGGGATAATGATGTAATAGCTTTATTTGAAACAAAATTGGATTTAGGAAAATACGTCCCTGAATCTTTTGGTACTGGTGATGTCATTATATTTTCAGGTGGTGTACTTGAAATTATTGACCTTAAATACGGTAAAGGCATTGAAGTTTCAGCTATAGATAATCCTCAACTTAGATTATATGGCTTAGGCGCATATGAACTGCTTAGTTTAATATATGACATTCATACAGTTCGCATGACTATCATACAACCTCGAATAGATAACTTTTCTACTGAAGAGTTACCAATATCAAGATTAGTTCAATGGGGAACCGATTTTGTTAAACCATTAGCCAGGCTTGCTTATAACGGTGAAGGGGAGTTTAAAGCAGGTAATCATTGTAGATTCTGTAAGATAAAGCATTCATGTAGAACACGTGCAGAATACATGCAAAATGTGCCTCAAAAGCCACCACATTTGTTAAGTGATGAAGAGATTGCAGAACTTTTATATAAACTGCCTGATATCAAAAAATGGGCTGATGAAGTAGAACAATATGCACTAGAACAAGCGAAAGAAAATGATAAAAACTATCCTGGTTGGAAGCTTGTAGAAGGTCGTTCGCGAAGAATGATAACTGATACAAAAGCAACGCTTGAAAAGTTAGTAGAAGCGGGTTATAAACCTGAAGATATTACAGAAACCAAGTTACTTAGCATTACGAATTTAGAAAAATTAATCGGTAAAAAAGCATTTTCTAAAATTACAGATGGTTTTATAGAAAAGCCGCAAGGTAAATTAACACTTGCTACCGAGTCGGATAAACGACCAGCTATAAAGCAATCTGCTGAAGATGATTTTGACAAACTATAAAAATTAAAAAGGACGGTATATAAACATGAAAGCAAAAGTATTAAATAAAACTAAAGTGATTACAGGAAAAGTAAGAGCATCATATGCACATATTTTTGAACCTCACAGTATGCAAGAAGGGCAAGAAGCAAAGTATTCAATCAGTTTAATCATTCCTAAATCAGATACAAGTACGATAAAAGCCATTGAACAAGCTATAGAAGCCGCTAAAGAAGAAGGAAAAGTTAGTAAGTTTGGAGGCAAAGTTCCTGCAAATTTAAAACTTCCATTACGTGATGGAGATACTGAAAGAGAAGATGATGTGAATTATCAAGATGCTTATTTTATTAACGCATCAAGCAAACAAGCACCTGGAATTATTGACCAAAACAAAATTAGATTAACGGATTCTGGAACTGTTGTAAGTGGTGACTATATTAGAGCTTCAATCAATTTATTTCCATTCAACACAAATGGAAATAAGGGTATTGCAGTTGGATTGAACAATATTCAACTTGTAGAAAAAGGCGAACCTCTTGGTGGTGCGAGCGCAGCAGAAGATGATTTCGATGAATTAGACGCTGATGATGAGGATTTCTTATAAGTCAATAGGTGGGGTTTTTTAGCCCCCCTTTAATTTTAAAGAAATTGAGGTGTCAAGAATTTGAAATTTATGAATATAGATATTGAAACATATAGCAGTAACGATATTTCGAAATGTGGTGCCTATAAATACACAGAAGCTGAAGATTTCGAAATTTTAATCATAGCTTATTCAATAGATGGTGGAGCGATTAGTGCGATTGACATGACTAAAGTAGATAATGAGCCGTTCCACGCTGATTACGAGACGTTTAAAATTGCTCTTTTTGACCCTGCTGTAAAAAAGTATGCATTCAATGCTAATTTCGAAAGAACTTGTCTTGCTAAACATTTTAATAAACAGATGCCACCTGAAGAATGGATTTGTACAATGGTTAATTCAATGCGTATTGGCTTACCTGCTTCGCTTGATAAAGTTGGAGAAGTTTTAAGACTACAAAGCCAAAAAGATAAAGCAGGTAAAAATTTAATCCGTTATTTTTCTATGCCATGTAAACCAACAAAAGTTAATGGTGGTAGAACAAGAAATCTACCTGAGCACGACCCTGAGAAATGGCAACAATTTATTGATTATTGTATTCGAGATGTTGAAGTAGAAATGACGATTGCTAATAAAATTAAAGACTTTCCAGTAACTGAAATTGAACAAGCATATTGGGTTTTTGACCAACATATAAATGATAGAGGTATTAAGCTTTCTAAATCATTGATGTTAGGTGCTAATGTGCTTGATAAGCAGAGTAAAGAAGAGTTGCTTAAACAAGCAAAACATATAACAGGTTTAGAAAATCCTAATAGTCCTACACAGTTATTGGCTTGGTTAAAGGATGAACAAGGATTAGATATACCTAATCTACAAAAGAAAACGGTTCAGGATTACTTAAAAGAAGCCACAGGAAAAGCTAAAAAAATGCTAGAAATTAGATTGCAAATGTCTAAAACCAGTGTAAAAAAATACAACAAAATGCATGACATGATGTGCAGTGATGAACGAGTAAGAGGCCTGTTTCAATTTTACGGTGCCGGTACTGGAAGATGGGCAGGTAGAGGTGTACAACTTCAGAATTTAACAAAGCATTATATTTCAGATACTGAATTAGAAATAGCAAGAGATCTTATTAAAGAACAACGTTTTGATGATTTAGATTTATTACTCAATGTTCATCCTCAAGACTTATTAAGTCAATTAGTTAGGACGACATTTACTGCTGAAGAAGGTAATGAACTAGCAGTAAGTGATTTTTCTGCTATAGAGGCAAGAGTCATAGCATGGTATGCAAAAGAACAATGGCGTTTAGATGTGTTCAACACACACGGAAAGATATATGAAGCATCGGCTTCTCAAATGTTTAATGTCCCGGTAGAAAGCATAACTAAAGGCGACCCTCTCAGACAAAAGGGAAAAGTGTCCGAATTAGCTTTAGGTTATCAGGGTGGTGCTGGAGCTTTAAAAGCGATGGGTGCATTGGAAATGGGCATTGAAGAAAACGAGTTACAAGGTTTAGTTGATAGTTGGCGTAACGCAAATCCTAATATAGTTAATTTTTGGAAGGCTTGCCAAGAGGCTGCAATTAATACTGTAAAATCTCGAAAGACGCATCATACACATGGACTTAGATTTTATATGAAAAAAGGTTTCCTAATGATTGAACTACCTAGTGGAAGAGCTTTAGCTTATCCAAAAGCTTCAGTTGGTGAAAATAGTTGGGGTAGTCAAGTTGTTGAATTTATGGGTTTAGATCTTAACCGAAAATGGTCAAAGTTAAAAACATATGGTGGGAAGTTAGTCGAGAATATTGTTCAAGCAACTGCAAGGGATTTACTTGCGATTTCTATAGCTAGGCTTGAAGCATCAGTCTTTAAAATAGTTGGTCATGTCCATGATGAAGTAATTGTAGAAATACCTAGAGGTTCAAATGGACTTAAGGAAATCGAAACTATCATGAATAAGCCTGTTGATTGGGCAAAAGGATTGAATTTGAATAGTGACGGATTTACTTCTCCGTTTTATATGAAGGATTAGGAGTGTGATTGCATGCAACATCAAGCTTATATCAATGCTTCTGTTGACATTAGAATTCCTACAGAAGTCGAAAGTGTTAATTACAATCAGATTGATAAAGAAAAAGAGAATTTGGCAGACTATTTATTTAATAATCCAGGTGAACTATTAAAATATAACGTTATAAATATCAAGGTTTTAGATTTAGAGGTGGAATGATGGCTAGAAGAAAAGTTATAAGAGTGCGTATCAAAGGAAAACTAATGACATTGAGAGAAGTTTCAGAAAAATATCATATATCTCCAGAACTTCTTAGATATAGATACAAACATAAAATGCGCGGCGATGAATTATTGTGTGGAAGAAAAGACTCAAAATCTAAAGATGAAGTTGAATATATGAAGGGTCAAATAAAAGATGAAGAAAAAGAGAGAGAAAAAATCAGAAAAAAAGCGATTTTGAACCTATACCAACGAAATGTGAGAGCGGAATATGAAGAAGAAAGAAAGAGAAGATTGAGACCATGGCTTTATGATGGAACGCCACAAAAACATTCACGTGATCCGTACTGGTTCGATGTCACTTATAACCAAATGTTCAAGAAATGGAGTGAAGCCTAATGAGCATAATCAGTAACAGAAAAGTAGATATGAACGAAATGCAAGACAATGTTAAGCAACCGTCGCATTACACATACGGAGACATTGAAGTTATAGATTTTATTGAACAAGTTACGGCGCAGTACCCACCACAATTAGCATTCGCAATAGGTAACGCAATCAAATACTTGTCTAGAGCACCGTTAAAGAATGGTCATGAGGATTTAGCAAAGGCGAAGTTTTACGTCCAAAGAGCATTTGATTTGTGGGAGTGATGACCATGACAGATAGCGCACGTAAAGAATACTTAAACCAATTTTTCGGCTCTAAGAGATATCTGTATCAGGATAACGAACGAGTGGCACATATCCATGTAGTAAACGGCACTTATTACTTTCATGGGCATATCGTGCCAGGTTGGCAAGGCGTGAAAAAGACATTTGATACAGCTGAAGAGCTTGAAACATATATAAAGCAACATGGTTTGGAATACGAGGAACAGAAGCAACTAACTTTATTTTAAGGAGATGGAAACAATGAAAATCAAAGTAAAAAAAGAAATGAATTTACCTGAACTTATCCAATGGGCT